GGGCGCGGCAAACCCGGCCACAGCGGCCAGGCGCGCATTCAGAGCAACGAAGATCGCTTCACGGTTCAGAGCCATCAGGCGGCCGTCCCATCTATCGCGCTGGCAAGCCGTGCGCGAATGTCGTCTTTCATGTCGGCCAGGGCCGGTTGCAGAAACGGTCGAGCGTCTTCATGCTTCGTTCCCGGTGGGTGCTTCGCCCAATACTTCACCGCGGCGAGTTCGGTCAGGTTGCGGCGTGGACCGCCCCGCGCACCTGCGCCAATCTTGCGGTCAAAGCCTTTTTCCCAAAAGGCCATGTAGGGTACGTTCGTGCCCACACTGCTGCTGTAGCTGGTGCCGTCTTCGGTGTTGCTTACGTTGATCGATCGGCGACCGCGCCCCGAGCGCACGTTGAGCGATTGCCCGCTGAGGTAGTTGTTCTTGACCTTGCCCTGAAGGGTCACACCAAGGGCGTTGACGGTCATGCGGACGCGCTTCTGTTGCTGAAGGCTGGTCTGCATGAGCCGCGATTGAACGCGCTCAGAGCCGACGATCTGACCGACAATCAAGCCGTCGCTCATCCCACAACCTTCCGCCAGTTGGTCAGCGAGTCCTTTGCCCAGTTCGGCACGGAAAGCTGGCTGAAGCTGACAACCTCACCGTTCATCGACTTGCTGACTTGCTGGAGGCGGTTGCTTTCGTTGTATCCCCAGGCGACGATGCGGCAAGCGACATGCTCAAGGTCGAACGGGACAGCGGCGAACCCGGCGGTGTACTTCAAAACCACATTCATGAAGTCGCGGCGGAAGGTGGGAGCGCCGAACGAAAAGCCGCCCATAGCTGAAACCGAGTTGGTTAGGCTGATGGTTCTCCTGCCATCGCAGACGGCATATTTGGTCACGTCTATGGCGTCCACCGTGACCTGAGTGACGGCCGTAACCGGGTAATTGGCGGTCATAATCTGCCGGCCGCCAGTCCCATTCAGGATCTCGGTGTAGGAGGCCTGAAGGACGTCCCGGTTCAGGTTCGACTTGATCCACGCACTAACAGCGGTGATGATCGGAGATAGCTTGTCATCCACCGAATTGGCGGTGATTCCGAGATACGTCTTAACGCTGTCGAGCGTGGTCAAGTCGCCTGGATCGGGATAAGTCATCATTACTCCGCTTCAGCTTCCGCGCAGATCGCATCAGCCTCAGCCTTGCGGGCCTCTGCAACAGCCTTGATGAGCGCCGGACGTGCCAGCGTGGCGTCAAGCCCAAGCCGCACAGCCTCAGCAGCCAGAACGTCGTTGGTCCACTTCGCCGGGTTTCCGGTGAGAGCCACAACAGGAGCCGCATCAGCCTCAGCCTTGGGGGCTTGTGTGGTGAAGCCCATGCACTGCAAGGCTTGAAGCGCCTCTTGAGGAACATCGAAAGCGCCGGTGGCGTCCGGTTCGTAGTTCACGCCGTTGAAGCTGCACCCGGTGGCGTCCGCGTGATAAATCAACATGCTCTTGCTCCCTGCGAAATGGGGCACAGCAGCCTTGGCCACCATGCCCCGCGGTTGAGCCTCTGAATTAGCCGGCGGTGATGTTGTTGATTACGCCGATGGCGAAGGGAGCGTAGACGGCGAGAACTTCCTCGGCATAGACTCCCACTTCCTCGCGCCTGGTGCGCATCGGCCAATCGAGTTCGTAGTAGTCAGCGCGGGTTTTGACCGCGGCGACGTTCGGAACTTCACTGGACTGGTACTGAGCGGGCAAGTCCTCGGCATAGCCCAAGATCGTTCCTGCGGGCATCTTGGGGTGAATCTTGATCGGGATTTCGCGCCCGCCGTTGAGGGCGAACGGGTTGAAGTAGCTCTTGATGACGCCATTGGCGACGATGGCAAAGCCCTGGTCGTCGTTGGTGTAGCGGAGCAGCGGGGCAGACGAGCCATTCAGCACGCGCGATGCGATGTCCTTCGCCTGTTGGGCGTTGACATAGAGCACCGAGGGGCTGACCTGGGTCGCGTTGAACATGGCCAGGAGCAGGTTGTCGATCTCGTTCACGTTGCCGCGCCCGCCAGTAGTGAGCAGAGCGCCGTTGGTGAGAGGCTGCCAGATCGCGCCCGAGGTCGCATTCAATGCAGCCGACGCCAGCCCGTCAAAGGCCAGGTTGGGGTTCGCGCTGTAGTCAGCAGCGGTGAGAGCCGAGGCAAGCTGATTGGTGGCGTTCAGCGGGGCCGAGAAGGTCACGGTTGCCACGTTGGTGATGGTCTGCAACCGCTCAGCGCCCACCGCACCCACGAACCACGCATAGCCAGCCGCGCCACGAACCGGGGCAACCGATGCGGTCAAAATCTGACCGAGGGTGATGGCCTGTGTGGCGCTTGCGGATGCCTGACCAACGCCGCCGTTTAGCGTGAAGGTCAACCCGTCCATGCCGGTGATGGTCTTGGTCTGGACGAGGCCAGCCGCGATGGACTGCTGCTGAATGCCCTCGTAGGTCAGGGGAACGCAGATGACCGAGTAGGTCAGAGCGGGCAGGGTGGCGCCGGAACCGGAAGCGGCCAGCGTGGCAGTCGGGCAGGTGCCCAGGTTGACGGACGCATTGCCGAAAAGCAGCGCGTTCTCTTCCTTCAGCATCATGCCCTGAAGCAGACGAAGCACCATGCGGGCTTTCACGTCCTCAAAGCCCCTTCCGGCGTTCATCGCTTCGCGGGTGACGTAGTCTTCCTCACCCAGCGTCACGTAGGACGCGGCCTTGGCCGACGTGGTGTAGCTCATGTTGGCAGAGCGCTGACCCTCGGGAACCCATCCCATGCCAGAGAAGCCGGAACCTAGGAGAGCGGAAACAACCTTCCAGTTGGTCGCCGGGCCGGTTCCGCCGCCGATGCGGGGCAGAGCGTTGCGGATGGGCGTTGCCACCGGGTAAAGGTTCTTGGCGGGTGCCTGAAGGTCATACGCGGTGAGCCCGGTGGCTACCGTGATGGCCTTCTGAATGGTGTCGTCTGCGGGCGAACTGAGGGCCTTTTTTACGAGGTCCAGCGTTTCTTGCATACTCATTTTGTGCGACTCCTTGACTGGATTGCCCTCGCTTCTTAGGCGCGGGGTTGGATGGTTACGCCGCCGGACTTGTGAATCTTCCTGATTGCGTCCAGCGGGTCACTGGGTTCGGCCTCCACATCCGCGTCTGCCTTGCTTACACTGTCGTCATTGCCTTTCTCGACAACCCTGAGAAAGCCCTTCGCCTTCATGCCCTTCACGATCTCGTCAAGCGCAGCCTCGTGTTGCTTGGCCTCGCCTTGGAGCTTGGTGACTTGATCCTTCAGGGCGTCTCGCTCGGTGCTGAGCTTCGAGACCTCGTCAGTCAGACCGGCAATCTTGGCGACCGTGTCCTCACCCTCGACGGCCGTCTCGGCCTTGGCCGAATCGTCGTAGCCGCTGGCCTTCATGCAGTCAGCTGCCTTCTGGATGTGGTCATGGGCCTCGGCCAGCTTGCCCTTGGTCGCCGCGCTGAACTTCGCGCCCTTCTTTTCAACCGGGTCATCGCCCTTGGCTGAGTCGGCCAGGGCAACGACTTCGACAACCGGTGCAGGATCGGGCGGCGCCAGCGATGCCAGCAGTTCGTTCGTCTCCTCTTCGGTCATGGCCTTGAGGATTTCCGCACCTGATGCCAGCCAGGCGCGCATTTGAGCCGGAAGCGGTGAATTGTCGCCCTCGTACTGTGCTTCGTAGCTCGCGTCCTGAGCCTGATAGCCCAGAGAGGCCAGCAACTCGGCAAAGCGGGAGACGCCGTACAGGCCCTTCTTTACCGTGTCGGCATCGGTTCCAACCGCAAGAACCTTGACCGCCGTATCGGTGGCCGCTTCGACCGTGGCATCAGCCGCGGCGGTAGTCACTTCTGTTTCAGCTTCCACGTCGTCTCCTTCGTCGCCGTCCAGCTTGACAACCTCTGTCACATCGCAGTCAGGATTCGCCCCTATGTCTACGAGCGAAACCTCCCGCAACTTCAACTTGTGAACAACCTTCCGGTCGTTGGCGTCACGCCCGCCCGGTGGGACGTTGCCCTGAATCGAGAACATCTTCAGAACGCCGGTATCGACCTTGAGGACCGTGACCGGGTCAACGACATGCGCGGTGATGTGCGTAACGTCGTCGTCATCCACGTACATCTCAGTGGTGACCCCGGCGGCTTTCGTCACGTCGTGCATCTCGCGCACAGCCCGCCGCTTCGCCATGTAATCGGGGATGGCCCCGCGTAGGCAGTCGCCGGTGAAGGATTCCCCGTCAGAGTCTTTCGTCGGAGTGCTGGCGATACCGGAAACCATGCGGGTTCCGTCGCCCATGTCCTCAACCTTGGTGATCTGGCCGAACATCCGAGCCTTCGCCATGTGTCCTCTTTTTGCCTCATCTTGTGGCTAAACAGACACAGTATAGAGCGGAAAGGGGCAAGGAAAACCCCGCCAGATTCAGCGGGGTAAGAAAAATCAGCATTCAGGAGACTCGCGTGTGGTGATTATATGAGCCAGATTGACTCAGAAACCGGGCGCTCATGGCGCGAACGCCGAAATCCTAGACCAGAGCAACGCTCTTCAGTGCCCCGCCGTCGTTGTAGTACAGCTTCACGGTCCCGCCAGCGGTATCCTTCCAGAGCAGCGACGTACCGGCCGGAATATCGGCAACGGTGGGCAGGCGGCTAACTGAGACAGCCTTGCTCACTACCAGCCCGCACGCCTCCGCTTGCGGCACCAAGGTTGTAGGGATCGCGTACACGCCCCCAGCGGGCTTGTAGTCAACGCCGTTGATGTGGACGCATCCACTCGCCGGGCCGGTCATATTGGTGGTAGCAACTGCCATGTGGAACCTCCTCTGATTGTGGGGCTTGCGCCCGGTTATTCGTCGCCCGTTGCGGCGTCGATGCCGTCTTGACTCATGACCTCGGGAACAACGTCACACCGGCAACGCGGATGACCGGGCGGCCCGTCAACAGCCTCGCCGTCATAGTCGAAAGAATCGTCCAGAGGAACGCTTTGATCGTCCATCGCCTCGCACTCATCGCACACCTCGTCTTGAGCTACGATCCACGTCTTGCCCTCCACAACGCCCGACTCCTTCCAGCCGGCCAGATTGCCCTGCACGTCCGCAAAGGCGGTCTCAGTCGTGGCTATCAGGTCACATCGGACGTCGTCAAAGCCGGTGTAGTCTGCGATAGCCTCGGCCAGTTCGGCGTTCGTTGCGCCCGCTTTGAGCGCAGTGTCGACCAGTTCGTTCAGGCCGTCGCGCGTCGTCTGCTGGATCTCTGTGACCAGTTCGGCAGCGTGTTCGGCTGCCCACTTCGAGGCCTGTCCGTTGGCCTGGTCGAGCATGGCATCGAGCTCGTCTTCGCCGCCGCTGAGGAGATGCGCAACCTGGGCAAGCCCCGCGCTGGCGCCGTCCTGAGCCATCACTTCAAGCTCGCCCTCAAGGTCAGCCTGTAGCTTTTTGAGAGCCGCGCCGCTGATGATGTCCTTAAACGGGTCGCTATTCGTGGCCTTGGCGACCTTGCCCAGTGCATCCTTGCCGATGGTGAGGGCTTTCTTGCGCTGAGCGTCGAACGTCCTCCGCATGATGCCGGTGAGCGCCTTGCGGGCCTTGACTACGGCTGGACGCTCATGGTCAATGGGCGTCAGGGTATCCGAACGCTTTTTTTTTTGAACCGCGCCAGCTTTGGCCGCGGGCGCTTTCTTGCCGGGTTTGATTGCCGGGGGTGGCTGGGAGGCCGACTCGTCAACCGCCCCCGGTTTGCCGCCGGGCTGGTTTGCTCCCGGCAACATCGGCGCTACAGGTGGAGGCGGGGCGAGTTCTTCTTTCTGCTCATCCGTCATCGGGTCCATCCCGTAGCCTTTATCGCGCACTTCGTCGGGCGTCATCCACGGCTTGGAACCGCCGCCTCCGAGTGCAATCTGGTACATCTGCGCCTTTACGAGCGGGTCGGTTATCTCCTCATCCTGCCAGGAGAACTGCAGATCGCCCACGCCATAGCAGCGGCGAAGAATCGAATCCATCAGGCTCTTGAACCACAGTTTGCGTGGCTCGATGCCTTCCTCTTGCGCCGTCTCCTTGGCCGTCTGAGCCGTTGCCCGGTTCTGAGCCTTGACCAGCGCCTGGGGCGATACAGAGAAGCACCAGCAGATGATGCGCGCCAGCCACTCGTCTATCGGGTCATTCAGGCTCGGCTCTTTGGTGGCCTGATACTTCGTGCCACTCGGGACCCAGCGCCCATGCCGACGGGTAGCCGTCTGGCCGGTCATGACGATGTCCCACGAGGTCTGGAAGTCGAGCACCTGGTCAGGGTTCATCCCCGGCGGCGCTTCGAGGAGTGCATCGGGAATCGTGCCGTCGGTGTAGAACTCTGTCTGGTGCAGCAGCCGGCGTAAAGACAGGTTCACGATGTTGATGACCTGCTCGACGGGGCTCATGCCGTAAATGCGATTCGGGCGAAGGTTGTAAGCCCGGACGATCATCTCGTCTACGGTGTACTCGACAGCCGCCATGCCCTTGAGGGCTTGCCCGTAGGCAGGAAGCGGCGGCAGGGGAACACGGCCACGGTCAGAGACGATGCGCTTGAGGGTGCCACCGTCCACGATCTCAGGCAGAAAGACGCCCTTGGTTGTCGGGCGCAAGTAGATGGCGGGCTGGTCGATGACGTAATGGTCCTCAAAGATCAACCGCTGCCACGACAGGAAGTCGTTCACGCCGTCAGGCTCGGCCAGCAGGTCCATGACGCGCTTAGCCTTGTCGCCCCCGTCTTTTCCGTCCCGGCCCATGATCTGCCACTTCTGACCAGCCATCTTGTCTTTGCAGGTCTCGACAGCAAGTCGGATGAGGTCAAGGCCGCCCTGTGCAGGGTCAGCCATGCGCCGCAAGGTAGGAAAGTCGATGTTCCGCTCACCCTGCTCACCACGAGGCCGCGGGCTGGTGTTGACGGCAAACGGAAAGTCGAACTGGCGACCGCGCACCGACTCAGGAGCTTGCGGCTCCATCGGTTGGCCCGGTGAAAACCAGCCGTTGTCAAGCTGTTGCCGGGTTTGGCCTGTAGCAGCGGCCAGCATGTCGAGTTCGATGGGGAGCAACTTCGCGCCCGCGCCGATAGCGCCGTGGGACAAGGGAGCAGCTTTAGGAGGCATTGGCCGTACCTTCATGTGGTAGGAATGTCCTCGCCAGCCGCTCCCAAGCTTGTTGCCGGGAAACGGGGAAGAGGTACTCTTTGCCGAGTTCAGCCGCGTAGCGGTCCAGACGCCGGGCGATGTCCTTGGGGATGTCTAGGCCGGGGGCGTCAATGGCGGGCGGTGGAGGCCACGAGGGAATTAGTCCAGCCTCGCGTCCTTCCTTGGCCACGTTCGATGAGTGTGTCTTTTCTGCCACAGACTGTACCTCGTCTGCAACAGTTTAGCCCGGATTTTCGCCCGCCAGCATCTTCGCCGCGAGTTGAGTGTAATAACCTACGACTCCTTGACCCACAAAACCGTGATGCAGGTAGTTGAGCGCCTGGGTGAACGCGTCCACGTCGTCATCGTGGGCCAGCTTGGGGAAGCCGTAAAGCTGGTCGAGGAAGTCGGCAACCCACCCAAGCGACGGGTCAACGAAGACGTTGCCAGCCTCCCACTGGGGAACGACGGCATGGGCGCGGCTCACCTTGTCGGTGTCAACCTTGATCGGCACCAGAGGGATTGACGACTCAAGCCGTAGCTCCTGGATGAGGCTCTGACCGCTGGCCTTGTCTTCGATCAGGAAGGCTTGCGGGTGCCACTGGCTGTTCATGGCTTTCACGCGCAGCTTGAGTTCCGGATACCCGGCTTTGTCCTTCCAGCGGTCGAGCAGGTCATAGCCGCGCCCATCCATACGTTCGCCCACGGCCAGGACAACGCTGAAGTCGTTCTCTTCCTTCTCTTTGAAGGCCGTGTCACCGCTGAGAATGACGCGCTTGTAGACCTTGACCGGCTTTTCGTCAGGGGGCACCATCGCCACACGGGCGAGATTGATAGAGAGACAGAACGAACCCACGAACCCCTTTTTGAAGATTTGTCCCTCGGCTGGCGCCGGGCGCTGCTGGTGCTGTCCAGCGTAACCAGCCGATCCGAGGCGCTTGTGTTCGCCGTCCAGCACGGCTTCAGGGAAGCGCGCAGGGAAGAACAACTCGCCCTCTACCGTGCGCGGATCGGACCAACCGAGCGACGTGGGTAGGAAGTCTGGGTCTTTGGGCTTGGGGTGCTCGTACTCCTCACGGATGATAAGCACTTCCCAGTTTTCCGGCTCGGTGGCCAGAATATGCCCGGTCAAGTCCTCTTCATGCACGCGCTGCTGGATGATGACCCGGCAGCCGGTGGACATGTCGGCCAGGCGGTTCGCCGCGGCGTTGTCCCACCATTGGATGATGGCGTCTCGGGCCGGCTTGCTCCACGGCTCTGTGGCATCGTTGGGATCGTCTACGAGGATGCAATGCGACCGACTGCCAGTGATCTTCGACCCGGCCGAGATTGCGCGCCTGAAGCCCGTCCCGCTGTTCTTGTAATGTCCTTTGGCGTTCTGGTCTTTGGTGAATGCCCAGGTCGGCGCAAAGGTTCGGCGATACCATGCGGAGTCGAGAATGTCCCGGCATTTGATCGAATCGCGGAGAGCTACTTCGTTGTTGCCTGACGCAAACAGCCCGCGCCAACCGGGGCCGAGGTCGCTGCCTTCCCTGGGGCGCTGAATCCAGATCCACGCGGGCAAGCAGACCGACAGGATTGTCGACTTCATCGAGCCGGGCGGGACGTTGATGATCAGGTTGCGATGAGCGAGACGGCCTTCTACCAACGCTTGAACGTGATCGCAGATGACGTCAAGGTGCCAATTCCAGACCAGCGGCGTCGAGGGTTCGATGATCGGCCATGACTGGCGCACGAACTCTGCCAACCGCCGGCGGGCCATCTCTGCCTTGATGGCCTCATAGGGGATGAGGTCCAAGGTCAGGCCTCGGCGAGTGCTGCGGAGGCGGCGGCAATCTCAGCGCGGAAGGCTTCCAGGTTCTTGGCGTCCTTCAGGTCGCAGGGCTTACGGCAACGGACACACTTGACGACGATCTTCCCGCGCTCAAGCTCCGCATACGGCTCATGCGGCGTCTGCTCGGGGTGGCTGTTTGGCCCATAGCCGAGCGTTGAGCCGCAATCCTCGCACACGTCACAGGACGGGTGACCCATCGATGTCCAGCACTCGCTCTTACCGCACTTGCACTTCATGTACTGCATGGCTAGACCTCCTCAAGGGTCGTACTGGGTTGGGGCGCACCAGCGGCGTAGATGGCATCCAGCGCCGCCAGTTGCTCATCTGTGAGTTTGGACAGGTCAAGGGCTGGCGGCAGAGCGTCACCGTCAGGCGTGGTCTGCGCTGTCTTGAGAGGCGCATCAAGGCCGAGCAACCGAGCCCGCCGCTCTTCGACCAGCACCAGCTTCTGAATGGCGTTCATGTCTTTCTTGGTGTTGATGCGAGAGATTGCAGCAGCCGCGGCTAAGTCCAGGCGCTCAAGCGAAAGCCGCCGAACCTCGTCAGCGGTTTCCTTCAAGGTCTTGTTTAACTCTGCGAGTCCAGCCAGCACCAGGCGGTGAACCTGCGACTTCGACAGGCCCATCCGCTTGCCAATCTCAAAGAAGCCGAGACCGTCACGACGGAGTTCGAGCGCATGCTGAATCTTCATCGTCCGTGTGATCTTCGCGCCGCTGGCTTGCTGTGGCATAGTCCCGCTTTCTTGTGGATTCCCCTTTTGTTTCACTTTAGAGTCTTTTCGGGCGTGTTTCCGGGCCTCAACCGTCACGAAACGGCAACTTTTGCGGGTTATACTTCAAGACGTTGCGCGAATCGGTTGTCGCGGCTTGACCCGGCCCTGCCCGCTCGGCATACTGAGCGCCCGCGAAAACGCGGCTAAGGCACAGGGAGACGACCCCGGCAGGGGTACGCATAGCGCAACTCTCCGAACCATCCGAAAGCCGCGCTGTCTCTTTTTCACGGCTTCACCGCCTGAATCCGTTCCCCAATCCATCGCATACACGGGACCGCTTGGCTGTTGCCGTACGCCTTGTACATGGGTCCATCGGCTGCAATCCTCGTGAACCACTGACCGTCTTCCTGCCAGCAGTTCAGGCTATGCGCTGTGAGGTAATCGGCCTCATCGGGGTCGATCTTGCGGCGGGTGCTGGTTTCGATGTGGGTGTAGAGGTCATCGAACCCTTGAAGCCTTGCGCACTCCACAACGGTTAACCGGCGAACTGCCATCGGCGTAGCGATAGCGGGGGGATGAGCGTTTGCCGCGAGAGGATGGCAAGGTGCTCCCGGTTGCGGGTTTGAATAGTTCGCCTTGCTGGTGATTTGCGTGGTATCGAATGCGATAGCGCCCACGCCCATTCCGGCGCGGCCTCCGTTCGGAGTAAGGACCGCATTTGCAAGCCCGTCAGTGCGGACTTCCAGCGTCGATTCACCGTCCCGACCGCGAATGGCGAGAGTCATCACCGGCACAAGCGGAGTTCCGCGCCCGGTCCCGTCTTCAGAGGCGTCGAATCCATCGGCCCGGAGACTATGCGTTGGCTGGTCAAAGAAACCCCCGGTTACCACATAGTTGTCGGTTGTCGGGTCGCCGCCCTTGACCTGATGGCACGTCACCGAATGAGCAAGGGATGATTCGGCCAGAATAGGCGTCCTGACCATTCTGCCCCCCCGAAATGAGCGCCGTCGCTAAGAGCACCCACAACCTGTGGGAATGAAACAGCCGGTCGTATCGAGGTCTGCTCCCCATCCCCCGGTTTTGTGCGCCCCGAGAGTTCCTGAGACCTCTGGAATACCGGAATTACTGGATCTTGTCCTCTGCTCTTCCCCCCCCCCGTTCCACGCCTCGACCACTGCCCATAAGGCTCGGAGCAACATCGTGGGTAAAGCCTTGCCCCTCTTCCCGGCGCGGCGGATGATGCCCATGCAGGCTTTTGCGCTCAAAAAATACTTGCGCGGGATAGGCTGGGTCTCCAGCACTTGCCATAACGAACACGCGCTCCCGTCGCTGGGCCACGCCGAAATGTTGAGCGTCTTTGACGATCCACGTTGCGGTTCGCCTGGGTCCAGTAACCAAACCTGCGTTTGTCCAGCGGAGTCCTGCTGGCGGAACGAGTGGGGAGTCTGCTCCCACCAGCGCGGCGAGGAAGCAACCGAAGGCGTTGTCTCCAACGGAGAGCACTCCGGGTACGTTTTCCCAGACAACAGTGAGGGGTTTACTGCCCTCTCGAAGTCGAACATTGTCAATTGCATTGGCTAGCCTCACGAAGGAAAGGGTTAGATTTCCGCGGTCATCCTGAAGGGATTTACGCAAACCGGCGACCGAAAATGCTTGGCAGGGCGTTCCGGCCACGAGAACATCCGGCATCGGGACACCGAACCGGCGAAGGTGACGGACCCGGAGGGCGGTGAAGTCGCCCCAGAGGCCGGGGCCAACCTCGGCCCGTGCGTAGCGCATATCCTCTGCTCCTTGACGCTGAATCAGAACACTGCGCGGGAAGTCCTCAATCTCGGAAAGGACGGTCGGCCGCCAACCGAGCGGAGACCACGCCTCAGACGCCGCTTCTATGCCGGAACACATGGACATGTACGTGAAAGCGGTCATTTCAACCTCATGCTCGGCAGCTTGTCGAGCCAGATCAGGGGCGCGTCCTCGGTGAGCCGTGAGACCAGCGCGGCGCCATAGATGCTGGTCAGGTCGATTTCGGGCAGGTTTGAGGTCCAGAGCGTCGGCAGTTCTTCGCGGTAGCGATGATTCACGAGGCGGTCAAGCTGCGATGCGGCGAAGTCGTCCACGTAAGCGCCCTTGATGCGCTCCCGGCCGAGGTCATCGAGGATCAGCAGCGGCGCGGACTCAGCCCGCTCAAGCATCTGCTCGGCTATGCCGTCGATGGCATGGAGCCGGATGGCGGTGACGCTGTCGGGCCAACTCAGCCACACGGCCTGATGTTGAAACCTCACGTCGGCCTGTTTACCGTGGCGCCGGGTCTCTTCCACCAGCCGGATGGCGTAAGCCTTCCGATAGGCCCGCTGGAATCCGCGCAGGATCGCCGCCAGCGCCATCGTCTTGCCTGAGCCGGTGTCAGCACCCAACCCGAAGCCGGTTGCGGGCACGTTGCCGCCGCTGAGCGCAAGCAGGATAGGGCGGGGCATGGCCCGCTTGATGGCTTCGGGCACCTTTTGCCAGTCGGCTTTGCACTCGCGGGAGGCTAGGCCGCAGACGTGGCGAAGATCCTCGGTGACCTGGGATTCAAGTTCGGTCTCGATGCGCTTGGCTTCCGTCTCGGCATACCGGATGGCTTGCGCGTCTTCCCAACAGCCCCAGCACAGACCCTCAAACTCGGGCTCTGGTTCGCTCATCGAGGGCTTGCTATTGCAGGACCGGCAAAGCGGCCTCGGGGTGTTCGGTGGCCTCACGCGCCCGCCGTTCATCACGGGCGGCAATTTGATCGATGTAGCGCTGGTCGGTAGCAGTTCGGTGATGCTGGACGTTCCCATGGTTCATTGCTCCTGCACTCTGCGGTGCTTGCTGTGTGGCCTTCTCTGCCAGTTCGGTAGCCTTGCCGGCCTGTAACGCGAAGTCGATGTTTGCAACCCACTGCCGGTCGTTGTGCCCGGTGTACCAGGGTGTTTCGGCTAGGTAGGCACACGCGGCGCGGAAGTCGGGCAGCCAGCCGGGTTCCTTGAGCCGGGTTTGAATCACCTTCTGGCGGTTGAGCGTGCTCTTGGCCTGGGGGAGCTTGCCCTGGGTGAGTTCATTCCAGATCGTGACCACCTCGGCAGATTTCACAGCGGCGGCGGTCGATGCAATCGACGAAGGCTCTTGTTCTTTCTCTGGCTCTGGTACAGGACTCTGGCTCTGGACTCTGGTACAGGACTCTGGCTCTGGTAGTGGCATTTCGTGCGATTCTGTGCGCATTTGTGCGCACGGCTCCTCGTAACGTGCGCACGCTTTCTCCCTTTCCTTAAGCGAAAGGCGGCGCATCCGAGGCAATTCGCCGTTGGCATACCTCATGCCGTTGCGGGAGAGCTTGTTGTCGGTGGCGTCGTCGCTGTGGATATGCCAGTCGTGGACAATGAGGCGGTGTTCATCGTTCGCCTCAAGGAAGCCGGACTGCACCAGGGCAAGGACCATGGCCGATGCGTCACCGTCGTAAAACATCTCCATGGCTATGTCTTCGTCGGTCATCTTCCCGATAGCGCCCGTCGGGGCCTGTTCGCCCGTTACATGCCAGAGAGATTCGACAATACCGAGAGCGAAGCAAGCGGGGATGTGCATCAGGTTCCCTAGGCGCCGCGTCTTTCGGTGAGTAAGTGTTCCCCTCAGTGCCATCAGCGTGCTCCTGTCAAGAGTTCCATCAAGTCATCCGGTGACCAGATAATTCCCACCAGCGCGCCGGCCTCGGCCATGGTGTCGAGAAAGGCAAGCTGCTCATCGGATGGTTTGCCCGGTGCGGCCTTTTGGATCAACCGCCCTGTATTGGGCGATCTGGTCAGCCACTCAGGCGCTTTGACTTCGATGTAGAGCGCCCGGCCGCCGGGGAGAGTGCCCAGGATGTCGGACAGGCCAGCGGAGCAAGCGCCCTGTGTGCCGCCCTTCATGATTGAGGCGGTGTTGCGGACTCCAGCGCTTTTGAGCATCCTGCAAGCCCTGCCACGTAGCTTTGCGCCCCCGGCATCAACGGCCAGGGCGGGGATGCGATGCAGGTTGAGGGTGGCGAGTGCGTTCTTCTGGACGGTGGCCTCGGGTACGCATCCGAGGAGATAGGCGTCGTTGTAGCGGGAGCGGTCGAAGGTGTCGCGATAAACCCTCATGCCGTCACCGCCGGGAACTCTTTCCACTCGCGGCCGTCGAGCATGGCGCCAGCGGCGTCCTTGCCGAGCCGATAGACGTCAGGCGCATCGTCGCGGTGCAACTCTTCGCTCTGACGGGGAGTCAGCGAATCGTAAAGCCAGCGGCCATTCCACCAGGTTGCAGTCCGCTCGGCGCGGGAAGGCAGAGAACCGGCGCATGCCCCAGGTGCCCACTCGCCCCATTGCTTGAAAAAGAAAGGTACCCCAGCGGTTTGGCACTGATCACGCAAAGAGCGCGCCCATTTAGGAAGCATCGGCCGTGCATTCGGCCCGCTTTCGCCTCCGCAGATCACCCAGTCGAGCCGCCCATGCTCCGGGCCGTCGCTTACTTCGCCGTGAATCGAGTGGTAGATGTCGCCTTCGTCGAGCGCGCTGAAGTGCCATTCATGGTCATCTGGCGCTGTGATGCGGGTCAGGTCCACCGGCCCAACCATCGGCTCGACGCTCACGCCGTGGACCGCCGCTGGTATCGAGAGCAGGATCGGGATGCGCAGATCGGCCATCGGCTGATTCTCGGCAGTGACCATGAGCCAGACGTTCGGGTAGCCGGTGCCCCAGTCGGCCGGCAGACATGCCGCGATGCGCTCGGGGCGCTTGGTGCAAAGCTGGTAGGTTAGGTTCGGCGTCTGCCGGATGATGGCCCAGGCTTCAGCGCGCCAGGCGTCGGCCTCTTCGATGAAAAAGTCAGACCACGAATCGACGAACACGCGGTTTATGTGCCCGTACTTTTCGCGGTTTTGTGCCCATTTCAGCGGGGCGTTGAAGGTCGCCGCGGCGGAACGAACCACCACATCGGGGGTCTGTCCATACCGCTTTTTGTCGGTGAACATGTAGCAGTTCTTGCAGCCGGGCGAGACCTTATGGCAGCCCTGCCAGCAGTTCCACGTTGCATCGGTCCAGGCAATTGCGGTGCTAGCGCCCATCGGCCACCCCCAGGAAGAGCAGCGACTTCCAGACCTGCACATTGCGCCGGCGCGCAGATACCCGGCTCGACTTACGGAACCGGCTTGTCTGGGTGATGAGTCCGTTCCCCGCGGCGCGGCGGAATGCGGCCCCTACTGCGTTCGGGTGCAGAAAGTTGGTGACGGCGACGGCCTCAAGGATGGTCCAGACCTCATCGGACGTAATCTCGGGCTGTTGCGCGGCGGCGGTGGCGATGGCGATGTAGCAGCGGCTGAATTCGGCGGTTGCGATGACCTTCTCAATGCCTTCGTCGCGATAGAACGCGGATAGTTGGGCAGACAACATCAGCGGTCTCCTTTCAGGAAGTAGCCGCATTTGCAGCCTTCAACGGTGCAGCGGCATGGTTGGCCCGTCTCGTTGCGGGCGTGCTGTTTGATGTGGTGGCCGCAATAGGCCTTGTCGCACTGACATGCGACGATTTCACGCATGAGGCGGAAGGTGCGGGGCGCGTAGGTGTCGGGCTCGAACTGGCGGGGCATGCCCATCTCTTCGATGGCGGTTTCTTCAAGCTCGGCCCACTCGGCAATGAGCAGCGGCCAGGCTGAATTCTTCACCGCGCTCAGGAATTCAAAGGCGGGCTCACGCATCCACGGGTGATCTTTCAGCAGCCGGATACATGCGCCAAGCTCAGCGGGCTTTGTCGGTGCGCTGCCAGGGTAGCGGAGGCGCATCGACGCATAAGACAGGACAGTGACCGCCTGAGGTATGGCCGAGGCCTTCGCGGTCAGGTGCAACACGCTGTTCATCCGGGCGGCGTGTTCGCGTAATGTGATCGTTGTTCCCACCGTTCCTCCTCTTGCGGGTTATGGGGGCGGCGGGTAGACCGCCCCGGTTGAGTGCGGTTGTCAGGCGGTTGCGTTTGCCGGAAAGAGCTTCTCTTGCAGTTCGCCGCCGGACATCTGCTGTTCGCGGACGATCTCGCCAGTGTCGAGGCGGATGATGCGCTTCACGCCCTGCCGGGGCTTGTGGAACTCGACGACGCACTCAATCTCGCGCATCTCCCAGCCCATGTTGATGTTGTTCGAGAGGCGCTGAATCTGGGTGATTTCAATCTCGATGCGCTGCTTGAACTGTGCCTGGGCGGATTTCTGCTCTTCCTCGGCGCGCGTCTTGGCGGTTACGGAAAGCGCCAGGTTCTTAGCGATTTCCCTCGTCTCCTCTTCCGTGAACGGGTAGCGGAGATACTCTTTGCACTTCACTGTCGTTTCTGCCATTTGTCGGTCTCCTTGCTGGTTAGTAGGTGATGGAGGTGTGGCGAACTTCGCCCTTGATGATTGCGACTGTGACGGCGCGGGCGACCGCTGTTATCTGGTCAGCGTCGAGGCTGGTGTTTGCGCCTACGATGGCCTGGACGATGCCTTCGAGGGCTTCGGAGTTGATCTTGCGGGAGTGCTCTTTGTTGGCTTCCCGCGCTGCCTTGTCTTCGGCTTCCTTGCGCGCCACCGCTGCTTGCCGGTCCTGCTCGGCCTCCACGGCTTGGATTGCGGCCCGTTCGGCGTCTTCCTCGGCCTTCACTCTGGCGTCGATGGCAGCCTGTGCGGCCCGCGCTTCGGATTCCACCCGGCGGCGTTCACTCTCTTCGGCTTGCTGTTGCGCCAGCGTTGCTTGCCGGTTCGCCTCAGCCTCACGCCCCAGCGCCGCTTGCCGCTCACTCTCGGCCCGCTGCTCGGCTTCACGACGGCCCCGCTCTTGCGCGTCGGCCAGGCGTTGCGCTTCGGCATCCTTGCGCTCACGTTCCGCTGCTTGCTCCCGGAGCCGTGCGAGTTCGGCGGCGTCGGTCTCGGCCCTGACCTTTTCCGTGTGCATCTGCCTGAGAGCGGCGATGGTGCGGTGGGTGATGGTCAATGCCTCATCGAGGAGACCTTCCCAGGCCTCGGCCGTCAGGGGCATGTTGACGAGGGTTTCAATCTGCGCGGCGATTTCCGCGCTGGTCGAGGGCGCGTACATGACCGGCATGGAGTCGATGCTGTTCAGCCGGTCGCTGATGGCCTTGGTGCGCTCCTCGTAGGCGGTCAGATCGGCGCGTGTGCGCTCGGCCAGGGCGTCAAGGCTATCGCGCATCATCTTGCGGTTGGCGTCGATGCGGCGGGGCAAGTCCTTGTATTCGGCTGCTACGTCCTTCCCGACGCCTTCAAGGTAGGTCTTTGAGCGGGTGACCTTGTGAGCCATTGCCCGGATTTCAGCGCGGCCCTTGGCTGTGGTCATGTCGGGTTCAAACTCCCGCACCTTGTCTTCGATTGCGCTGATGATCGGGGCCAATCCGCCCTCTGTGGTGAAAAGGTCACGAAGCGCAAATTGTCCGTTTACGGAGAGCCTTTCCCCGTCGTCTACCACTTCGAGTTGGGGCGCGTTGTCAGTGCGCCCCTCGAAGATGGTCAGGTTGTTCGCGAGTGCTGCCATGTCAAACCTCTTTTCGGGTCTCAGTTCGGCTTGCGGTTAGTTGAAGTACTCGGAATCACCAGTGTCGTGACCGTTCGGCTTGACCGTGGTGACAGGATGGGCTTCGGCTGGCGCTGTGGTTCTGGTGGTACTTTTAACCGCATCCCGCAGCCGCTCGGCCCCGCCTTTGCCGCTGGTTGCGGGCTGGGTCTCGCCGGTCAGTTCCGGCACGGGCTGAGTCGCCGTGAACACCGGGGTTTCGTCGATGCCGTCCAAGGTCACGAACTCGCCGGATTCGGCGGATGCCTGGACCTCCAACGCCTGGGCCATCTCGACCGATACGGGCAGGTACTTGAAGAGGCGGCGAACCACCGTCTTGCGGGCCATCTCCTCGTAATCGGTGACCCACGGGCCAAAAGTTCCAGCCTTGGAGCGGCCGCGAATCGCCTCTACCTGCACCTTGCTCATGACCTCGAACTGAGTCCCGCCGTCCTTGAGCTTGGCGACGGCATAGACAAAGCGGAGAGCTCCGGGGTCGGTCTCTTCCCATGCGGGGGTGTGTTCGAGGGAAGGGTTCAAACCAAGCTGGCAAGCGAAGGTGTCTTTGGCGTGAACCACATGCGCCTCAAGGCTGACGATTTGCCCGGAGCGGCGGGCAAGGGCAATCAGGCCGCGATAGCCGGGGATGAACTGGCATTGCTGCTGCCAGCGCTCTTTTCCGTCCGCATCCTTGACCTTGCAGTTGTAGGGGATCAAGTAGCCTTCCCCGAGAGCGCCGCCGGGCTCAAGGCCCAACTCGGCCGCTTGCATGATCGACATCATGAGGCTTTCGCGGGAGCACTCCAGAAGCTTGGGGGTCTTGTTGATGCTGGTGAGCGCAACCTTGAGCATTCTGTCTGCCGTCAGGTGACGCGGGAGGCGGGAAGCGATGGCGTCCTTGCTGGCATTCAGCAGGGCCTTGACGCTGTTGAGGGCTACGAGTTGGTTGTTATCTGCCATGCGAGTCTCTTTCCTGTTACTTGGCGAGCCTGAAAACGCGGGCGCCGGGCATGTCGTGCGTGTTGGAATCGACGGCGTGACTTACCGCGTCGAGCGGGGTGGAGAGCTTTTGAATTGCGGGGTCCAGAACGTAGCTCCGCAGATCACCGAAGGCGGCTTGCCAGTCGGTTTTGAGGCTGTTTTTGTTGTTCTTCCAGGTGCAAATGCCGGGGATGGCGGACGCTTCCCCGAGGTAGGTTTTGAGGAGTTGCTGAAGCCGTTCCTTTTCGCCCTCGATGACCTTCAGGCGCTCGGTGGCCTCCCGAAGCGATGCGGCCCACTCGGCAACCTCAGCCGTGACCGGCTTGGTGACCATGGTTGAGCGGGCGAACCGAACCTTGAGGTATTCGCTGTAGTTTTCGGAACCGTCAGGCTCGGGGGGAACGTCGCCGATGATGTGTTTCTGCCACCAGTCAGCAGCCTTGTCCCTGATGGCGTCCTGCACTTCTGGGTCAGCCACCATGGTGTAGCGGGCGAACTTGTGACCGCCGTAGCCGCCGAAACAGACCGCCAGATCGGCGACCTGGGTCTCGGTGGCCATCATCTGGACGGCAAGCTGCAGTTGATAGGAAGTGGGGAATTCGTCGGACCCGGCTTCGCCCCATTCGCTCGACTTCCAGCCGGCCGTCTTGGCGTCCACCGGGCGGTGGTCGCCGGTGATCCAGCGGGCGTCAAGCGAGGCCCCGAGGAGTGGGAAGCCGGGAACCCGGTGAAGCGTCCAAGGGTCTGCGAACTCGATGGGCATCCCAACGCGCTCGGAGTAGACCTCCAGCACCGGGCGCTGAAAGCGGTTGCCGAACTCCATGGCGTCGTTGGCTTCCACGGCGACGGGTGCCTTTTTGGAGAGCCACACGTCGATGGGGCCGGCGAAGCGGTTGAGGCCGAAGATGGCCGCAATGTCGGTGCCGGTGATGCAGGTCCGGCGCTCGGCCAGCCAGGCGGCTTTGCGGGCTTCGTCGTCCTGCTGGGCAAGGGATGCCAAAGGCAGTCCGTCAAAAATGTGGGGGGTCTGGAGGGTGGCTGTGCTCACTGCGCACCCCCTACGATGTCGGCGTAAGAGAGGCGCTTGGCCCGCTGCAAGATCACGAGGCAGTTGGCGTGAGAGGGCCGGGTGTGCCCTGTTAACCAGTTGTATACAGTCCGTTCAGAAACGCTGCAAAGCGTTGCCGTGGCGTTGATTCCGAACGCCTGGACCCATTCTTTGAAGGTGAATTTGTGAGGCAT